CTCGCCGCTGTGGAACACACCGCCCCAGAACTCGCCGCTGTGGAACACACCGCCCCGGAACACACCGCCCCCGAACACGCCGCCCCAGAACTCGCCGCTGTGGAACACACCGCCCCAGAACTCGCCGCTGTGGAACACACCGCTGTGGAGCCGAGCATGTTTGAAAATGTAGAAATCCTGACCTTCCAGGGTAACTTTATCTGATTTGATTGAATCAAGATCCTCACACCATCCCAGTTTATCATCACCGTTGATGACGCGATACAATGTTCTCCCGTACTTCTCGATTGTTTCATCTGTTAATTCATACATCGTTGATCCTCCTGTTATTGTTTCAATCAACTTAAACAGCTAAACAAACTTTGTCAACACTTTTTTACAAGTTTATTCATAAGAACGATAAAGGCAAGTTCTGCTGTTGCTGGCACGACTCCATTTCCGAGCAATCGCAGTTCATCAGTTCGATTGTCACAGGTTGTGTACAGCTCGGCATTGTCCAGCCAATCGGTAGCCCCATCAGTGTTTCCACCCATCGGGGATTCAGTTTGCCCGACGACTCTTGGCGGTTCCCATCCGTGCTGTGGCTCGCCAGGGCGAGAGGGCCATAGTAATACACCGTCCTCGGCAGCTGGTCGATGCGTCCTGTCTCCCCCCCTTCCGTCCCTCATCGTAGACATCCCTGGCGTGTCCTTCCAATCCCTCGCTGATGCGGTAGGCCAGTTTGCCGCTTCCCGTAGACTTTTCGGGCCGTTCGTCTTGTTGCTGTTCTTGTCCGGTGCATCTGGGCAACAGTCCGGCGTCGGGTAATTTAGCGAGGATGAACACCCGTTTTCGGCGGTGGGGAGCACCAACTTCTTCCGCGCTGAATATTCCTGCCGTTGCTGTGTAACCCACTCTTTCCAGCTCTCGGAGGACATGGAGCAGAACGGCTGTTCCCGCTTCGTCTGACCAGTCATCTGACTTGAGCTTGGCGCTGATGATCCCTTCGACGTTTTCAAGAAAGACAAAGGTCGGTTGCATGTCGATGATTGACTGTTTAATGTAAGGGAACAAGTGTCGCGGGTCATCATCGGCGTTACGGTTCCCTGCTGCGCTGAATGGTTGACACGGGAAACCCGCAACGAGGATGTCAACAAGTCCGTGAAACTGCTTGCTTGGGAAGGTTTTAAGATCCGGCCAGACAGGTGCCGGGTCCATGAGTCCCGCTTCCATTTTAGCGACCAAGTTCGCTGCTGCAAAACCTTCGATCTCACTAACAGCAATGACGCGCAGATTCGGGATTGCTCGTCTAAGTCCGAGACAAATGCCTCCGTAACCCGCGCAAAATTCGACAACTCTAAATTTTTCGGCAATATCCATGTCACGCCTTACCTCCTTCAATCACAGTCATCGATGTACCCGATCTCACCAGTGACATCTGACGTTCGTATTCTTTATACAATTCTACCCGCCCCATCTTCACATACATACTGTGGTTCCGTAGAATATACATCCTCACATCGGTTCGACCCTTTGTCGCTTTCACTTGTAAACCTAATCCGTTTTGCTTCATCACTTTACCGATCACATTCGCACCGGGTAGCGTTTTAAGAGTGATGCCGATATTTGTCAACGGTGCTGTTTTGAGTGATGCGTGAATGTCAGATACCGTTACCAAGTCAGATTTGAGCAACCCCATTTCTTGCAGTATGAACTCCTCGATCATCATCAGCAGTGAATCTTTAGAGCTCTCCTGAATCTCTTTGACAAACTCAGTCAGATGAGGGACACGACCCGGATCAAAGTCACTGAGATCCACAGCGGTCATCAGATAATGGACGCACGCTTTCCATCCCTCACAATCACGAATCCAGTTCCACCGGTCATCCCAGTACGCTTGCCACTCTTTGGTCACTTGACCCGTGACAGCATCTCTGATCGTCACTGTGGTCCACACAGCATAGTAACGTCGCGCATCGTTACTCAGGTTCAAAGGCATAGCGCTGTTCGATGTCATGGTGACGTTGACCACGTTACGAACCAAGACGGGTTTAAGTCCTTTCAGGTTCACGCGCAGAAGATGAGGGGGAGCTGTTGCTAGGGGTTTGAGTTTATTCGTGACAGCTTTTGCCTCGCTGCGATCACCTAACTCAGTTTCGTTAATATGGAGATACTTTGTTGACAGTAAATACTCTTGAAAGGACTCAAGCAGATTGTCACCGTTAATTGTGGTGGTATCACGCCCCATCGCCCGTGTGAGAGGATAAAGCAGAAAGTCCTTACCGTTACCCTCTCCGCCCCCGAGTAACAGAATGTGGTTGATCTTCTGCTCAGGATGACGCAACGTGAACGCCATCCATTTGAGGATGTGGTCTTTATGTTCCTGCCATCCGAGTACGTCAAAGTGGTCAAGCCATCGTTGCACACAGCCTGGAACACCCTGCTCAATGTCACCAGCCCAACCATTGACATATTTGACACCCATCTCTGTATAGATTCGTGGCATCCCTGGTGCATAGTCGAGCCGGTCAACCTTCTCAACACGACCACTAACCAGCGCCTCTGATCGAGCGTCCTGATCGAGATGAGCAAATGTACTTTGAAACCCTTCAGCACTGAGCCACATACGTTTTGTAATGTTGTAAAACTGATTCTGTTCAGACACATAAATATGATCGTCATAAAAGTTGCAATCCTTATCAACTTTCGGGTACCACACCTTGCGCTGCTGCTCGATGATTGATTGTAGGTCTTGCTTGCTCCAATCCATGTGATCGCGCACCTGCTGCCACCAGTTGAGACGTGTCCCATGGTCAAGGCTGTCAACAGCTTTCAACACGTTGTACGCTGCCAGTGTTGCATTGGGATCCAGCGGTGGGATGCGCCGTAGCACGTCGACCACTTCCTGATAGTTGACCATCTGCTCTGTTGCTGGTTCAGCGACACCCATGAAGTCCAGACTAACCGCTGGCACAGGTTTAGGGTCAACCGTACCACCGAAGCTGCGGATCACTTGCCACTTTGTCAGATCAGTCTTGAAACCGGGATGCGATGACTCGATGAACCGTAACAGATCTGCACCGGTTCGATGTTCGCACGCTCCGTGGTGACACTTAAACCCTATTGATCCGTCATTGTTCGTGAACACAGCCGCACCATCATCAACCGCGTTAGTGTGTTCTTCCACCCAAGGACATTGAATGTCATATCGTCCTGCTGATCGAACCTCTTTGACGATGATTTCAGGGACGGACAACAACGGATGATCTGAGACTTCGGAAGCTCCGTCAACTCGACCCTCCCTGCGTTCAGCGTGCAAATCAACACGGAATGGTCCAGCAAGTGATTCGATAGAAGTTGTGACGTTAGGGTTCCAGTCCAACATGATACACTTGGTAGGCGTCCCGTTGACAAGTTTACTCGCTTTCGAGTTAACCCCTTCAGGAAGTCTGACATATCGTGTTACCCCTTTCATACCTGGATCTTTACCCGCTGGTGCAAGTCCCTGTGCAACGAGTCCATCGAGTAAGTTCTCAACCATGTGACGATTGGTGCAAGGCACATCAAGCACCCACCCCCATTGCTCGGAGCCGGGTGATGTCTGCAACTTATATGTCGGTTGAGGTAATCGTTCAACAGCGTTGATATCTAGTTTCTCCCGCACATCATCAGCGACGATCACATGAGTGCAACGGAACAACGCCTTACGACGACGCGCTTTATTCTGCTCATCACCATAGAACGTGCTGATAGTGAAATATTGATTGGTGTTCGGCTGAATGTAGTACCGACTGAAGTAGTCACCAGACCAACACTTCATCCGGTTCTCAGCGGTAATGTTCGACGGATCATCAGGGAACGCTGTGACGTGCGCCCATATATAATCGTCACCGAATAACGTTTTTAGGAATGTCTCGTTATCTATTTGCATTTAAGAACTCGTAAACGGTGATGGCGAATTTTTTAGGATCAATGATGCTATTTTTAGACCACCATGTGCACTTCCATTTTTCAGTGGTGTCACTCTCAAACTCGTCAATAAAATCACACCACCATTCTTGCTCTTGTGACCATTTCCACAGTTTGAAGAAACCTTTGTGTGAAAAGAAGTTTACAGATGGAAATTTGTAACATTTAAAATCGCTAACATATTTCCACGATCTTTTTGTTTCACCACCGTCTACAACTTTTGTCAGATATTCATTTATTTCCCTTATGTCCACGATCAACCTCCGTAAATTTTACTAAGTGCTTGAAACATCTCAATATCAACCATCATCGTTCCGAAAAACAGCAACTCATAATCATGTTTATGTTTAGCGTTTATAAATGCCAGAATCACAGTAAACATACCAGCCTCCTTATTTAAAGTCTGGAAACAGTGACACAGTTACTCTGAAACGTCAAGCAACTTATTTTGTAAAAAAGTGTTGACAGGGTTGATGAGCTGCGTTAGTGTTGCATCCACATCAACCACAAATTCACATAAGAAAGGAGAAACACAGTGTCAGAGCAACGCACGTACAACGTAAAAGTAGACGCTGACGACTTGGACAAGTTCGTCAAGAAAGCAAAGGAGATTGGACGCAAGAACACCGACCTCACCCGAGAGTTTATCAAAGCGTTCAATGAAGACCGGATGACAATCACACCGAGCGAAACACAGCTCAAACAATCAGAACTCTACAAAAAGGAGAATTAAAATGTTGATGGAAGACGCACCTTGTCCAGTATCCCCGCGTCAAACGGGTAAACTTGAATCAATGCTGCAAGAAATGAGCAATAGTGTTTATGAAATTGAACGTGCTGAATCAATACTGCAAGATCTCATCGTTCGCATTGATGGTCCGGCACATCAACCAGAAATTAAGACTTCTTGCGAAAAAGTGAATGAACCAACAACCCTGGTACACGATACTGACAGATTGTTGAATCGCATCTGTTCGTTGAATAACAAGCTGCATTCCGTTGCGAATACTTTACACGATCTCATCTAAAAGGAGAACTAAACCATGGTACAAGTCACACTGAATTTTGAAACCGAACAAGCCGCCGCCGAAGCACTGATGAAGTTATCTGCATCTGAGGTTGTAGCCGAAACCCATGCTACCCCTGCTCCTGCTCCGCCGGCCGCTGCCCCTGCCGCTGCTCCTGCTCCGCCGGCCGCTGCCCCTGCCGCTGCTCCTGCTCCGCCGGCCGCT